ATCTCGGTATTTGCCATAGAAGCTAATATTTGCAGCCACATCGTCTCGCTCACTGCTTATTTCTCCTCGCGGCATACCGAACCCGCCGCACGTAAAGTTACATCCAAAGGTACGAAGGAATACAGAGGGAACCCCCATGTACCTACCTTCTCCTTGAATTGAGTAAAATAGTTCACTAACCTTGATCTTTTGCATGTCCACTCCTAAAAACACATTATATAAAAGTATTTAGCGAAAATCAATCGTCAAAGTTAAGTTTTGCAGACATTTCTTCAGCTAGTTTAGAATTTTTTGGTGAAGGTGTAATAGATCGTCGGTCAGGATCAATGATGTCTAACTGCTTCTTAATGAAGTCAAGAAGTTGCCCACCTACCTCATCATTATCACTTTCTTGTGTAATGATATCATGGATATCAATGTTTTCAATTAGTTTATACTTTTTAACTTGTTCTTTTTTCTCTTTTTGAATTCTTCGAATGAAAGCAAAATAAACTATTTGTGTATAGTAAGCGAAAGGATTAGCTGACTTACCTGGGTCAAACTTCTCAGCAGCTATAAGACAGTTCTCTATCGCATCAGATATCATATCGTCACGAAAAGAATAGTTTATAAAGTTCGCCTTGTAAGCCAAATGTTCAGCGATTTTAATAAAACATGATCCAATGTAATTAGGTAGAATAGGTTTGTCTTTGCCTTCCGATATAGCAAAGTCACAATCCTTTTTATATTGAATCAACGCTGCTAGAAATTGTTCATTATCAACGTAGTGAGCACCTTTTTTCTTCATATCAATGATACCATTTTTTAGTTGTTTCATCTTCAGGAAAGTTAAAATCTTCCTGTTCTTCTTCCATCATCTCAACCTCTTCTTGCAATTCCTCATCCCCCGTTTCTTCAACAGACCCCTCTTCAAGTATTTGTTGTGCATTCGGATCAGTAATATACTCCATATACTTCTCAATAAAATAATCTTTCAATTGCCCAACAAAAACAACAGTATTCATTGGAATAACAGCTTTGTTTGCCGTCGAAAATGGAGTCCATGCCTGAAGTATGTATTTTTCTATGATTGCTCCATTCACCGGCAGCTTGAAAGAGAATATTTGAATCGGATCAAGAACTGTAAGTTGTTTTTGTTTTTCGATGCCGTCAATAGGTGTCTTTGTGCTGCACATCAGATTGTCGCCATTGACCAGCTTTAGAAAAATAAAATTTAAGTTGTCTATGCCATCAGTCATTTATATCTACCTTCACTAAGGAGTATTTAAAGGACTCTTCATTATATATCTTTATTCTTTCGACCATGTGTTGCAAGGTAAAGTTCTTTTTCTTTTTCCAAGAAAGATCATCGCCAATGTCATACAAGTTACATTCATCCTTAGTTGATGAAATACGCAACCCTCGCCCAATAGATTGAAGGTTACGAATGCGTGACTTTGATGGGGACGCAAAGATAATATTGTGAAGGTTACGAATATTTACACCTGTTGAAAATGTTCCATATGACCCAACAATGATAGCATCATTCTCCTGTTCTGTCAATGCACGAATTTGCTCACGTTGTTCTGCATCAGTTCCCCCGTAAACAAAGAACACCTTTCTATCAGCACACTTTGACAATATCATATCATACAGCATCTTTCCATGCTTTTCAACATACTGAAATAGAACAAGCGTGTTACCCTTTGAGGATATCGCAAGGTTGCGAATAAACTTATTCCTACCGTTGTGTGAGACAATGAAATCCATTTCTTCTTGGTAGGAAAGATCCTTACATTGCTTACGAATTTGCTCTGAGTAGTTTAAAACTAAACAAAAGATTTTTAAATCAGCAAGACGTTTATCATCCATCAACTTTTTGGTTGTGGTGACTTTATATACAGGACCAAACAAACCCTCGAGGACTAACTTGTGCGTTTGCGTGCCATCAAGAGTTCCTGTTGCACCGATTCGAAAAGGTGTATTGACACATCGAGACATGATTGCAGTCAATGACTTTGCTTTAAATAAGTGTGCCTCATCACCGTAAATGCAATCAAAAGATGCAAAGTATTTCTTATCCATCTTTTGCAAAGATTGCCATGTTGAAATCACTACGGGAGCATCTGTATTTTTTTCTTGCCCGCTGTAAATTTTATGGCAAAGTGTTTTTGCATCCCACCCATTCGTAGATGAGTAGTCAATGAAATCAGAATGCAATTGTTCAACCAACGATGTGGTGGGTACAATAATTAATTGCCTACGCCCCCTCTCAAAATGCCAACGCAACAATGAATAGATTATAAGCGACTTGCCTGAACCCGTAGGCGAGATAAGCAATTGCCTTGCTTGTGTCAACGCACGATGAATAGCATCAACCTGATATTCGTAAATAGTTATCGGTTGTTTGTTTGAAGCTAATTGTAATGATTCACAAAACTCTTTGACTTGTGCAGGTGTGCATGATTCGCCTAAACGTTCATAACGAGACAAATCAATAGTATAATCCCGATCCAAAGCAAAATTTTGTATATGATCCACCAATCCCGCATACACTTCACCTGTCATGTAACTAAACAATCGAATCTTGCCATCCCACATACGATTGCGATACATGGGATGAAACTTTGCGCCAGGAACCTCAAACGTAAAATGTTCTGATAGTTCCTGACGCAAGCTAGGATCGCAGTCAACGATTACATGGACCTCATCCTTTTTTCTAATTTTGATATCAGATTGATCCATTCGACCACTTTAGCCACTCGATATGATTCTTGATATCCCATGTACGTGAATTTAATGAACGAATAATTTGTTCTAGTTGATAAAGCACAGTTTTGAAATACTCTACCTTATCTTGTAACTGAATCAAATCTTCATCATAAGAAAGAAATTCATCCATTTCATTTTTCATGGGTTTGGTGCCTTGCCATTGTGACCAACCTTCTTCTTCAAGTTCCTCGCGTGTCATTTCGCCTCGATAATATCGATACTTTAATCGACGCATGTTTGCATAAGCAGATTCTGCCTTTCGCAAATTAAGTTTTGATGAAGTGAGAAGGTTAAGATACTTTGCATGAAGGATGGGAATCTTTGTTGATTCCCCACCCAAGTTCATTTCATCAATTTTAGCATCTTGTTCCCAAGATTGCTGCAGATCACTTAGTTTCATCGTTTTTCAAAGATAATCGTCGGATTGCCTCGGAAAGGAATTGTACCATAGTGGTTCAAACTAATATTGGGATCAAGCCAAACCTTGCCACCCAACTCCTGCCAACGACGGCAGAATGTGTAATCCTCTGACAAGTAACGCTTCGAAGATTTCTCGATGATGGTGTCAAACAAGGCAAAAGTGTGCTTATCCAGTTCCTTGTCTACATTGATGTCATTGTTATATTGTAGATCAGGATATGCCTCAGTCATTTTTTCAATGACAGATCGCTTAATCAGCATGAATCCGGTGCCTGCATCTTTCAATGAAACCAAACCATCTTCAACTTCAATAGTTCGCTCAGCAAGATTTTTAAACTGGAAGTTGATGGCATACTCACTACCTGCACATGCCAAATCATTGTCAGTTGCTTCAGGATTAGTGATTGAATACTTCTTAACAATTTCCCAATTGATGCCTTTCTTGGGATACGCACCAACAACGATATCTTTATCAGCAGCAAGCAATCGAATTACATCCTCAACTTTGAATTCAATATCTGCATCAATGAATAGAAGGTGGGTGCAATCAGATTTAAGAAAAAATGCTGTCAAAGTGTTACGCGCGCGAGGCACAAGTGATTCGTTTGCAATCGTTCCAAACTGCAAAGGAATGGTGTGCTTATCGCAAAAGAAAACCAAACGCAAAATACTTTTGAAGTATGGTTCGGTCAACGCACCACCATAACACGGTGTTGCAATAAACATTTTGTGCTTTTGTAGTTCAGAAACAGCAATGCTCTTTTTTGTTACTTCTTGTTCAACGGGTTCAGACATAATTACTCCAAAAGTTATAATGTTTCTATTTCATATGATGTATACTTGAAGGTTGCTGTACATACGAAATACTGAATGTTATCAACGGTTGTATCAAATGTCAATGACGAAAGTCCTACAGGGAACAAATCTGAAAACTTTACTGCGATTTTGGGATTGTTTGCCGAATTCAAAATCAATAAAGTTCCATCAGAATACTTAGCTTCTTGATTAGTTTTCTTTGTTTCTGTGTATCTATTTAAACGTTTTGCTTGAAAACTAGTAGACACGCTTTTATTTATCTCAGCTAAAGCAATGATCCACTTATTCAGCTCAAGATAGTTTTGCATGTTTTCGGAAACAATAAAAGTTATAGAAAAATCTCCAAATAAAGGTTGTTGAGATGGTAAGTAAACATTTTGCGCGGGTGTTTCCCTTGTAATGAATCCCATCTCCAATGAAGGCAATTCAACTCTTTGACATGTATAAGATACCGTCGGCAAATCTTTTACAATAAAACGAAACCCATTGGGTTTCAAGTAGTCATACGTTGAAGGTTGACTACTTGCGTATAAATTTGCATAGATTGAAGAATTGCCAGTATACAATGTTTTCTCCTATTATGCAATATTTATATGATAAAAAAAGGGGGACCGAAGTCCCCCCGAAATACCGATCTACGCCGGTTTCTTACATCAGGTTCAATACACCAGACTTACGATAGTACTGATTGCGACCAGAAGTAAATGCATCGCCATCAGGAGCTGAAGAAGCAGAGTTTGGTGTAACGTATGGGTTAGCAATCATTCCATAACGTGTCTTGAAGCCGATCTTGGGCTGGAAGGTGTTTGGATCAACTGCACGAACCATCTGGAGAGGAACGTATGGGCAGTAGAACAATCCAGCGTCATAGGGTGAAGCACCCTTATAACCGACTACATAGAACTGATACTGTGCGCCAAGGTTGGCTGAGTATGGATCGATATAGACACGGAA